TTAAAAGGCAAGATCAAACTGGTCATCACCCAAATGCCCTGGCAAAAACAGATCGCGGGGTAGGGTGGCGGTATTATTGCGGCTGGGTTGGGACAGGATTTTATCGACTGATTGCAGCGTGGTGAATGTACAACTGCAAAGCAGGTTTTGACACTGGTGATAATTCTCTTTGGTATTGACGGTTATCATTCTGCTAGTACGGGTGCGGGTGACGGCACCACATTGTGGGCATGACATCATGATAATAACTCCAACCTTTTCGTGCTTGGCTAAAGTATAACCTATTCATTCCCCAAATTCTTTTCCTCTGTTTCTTCTCCGGCCATATCCCAATTGGATATTTTCACCTCAAAATTAAGCGCGGTCGTAAAACCATTATCACCAATGGTGTGTGTGACCTGCGTAATTATCCAATCTGCCTGATCAATTTCTGGCTTAAACCCCTGCATCACGGCGGGCAGCTCTGGGAATAAATCAGCACGGCCACGCGCCAGTGTCATAGAAAATTCAGCCGCGCCCCGTTGCAGCTTAGACCAACGCGCGGCAGCGGCGCGACGTGCTGCCCGTTCTGTCTTGAAGGTTTCCCGCATCACAAAAACATTCCCCTCGACACCTTCCAGATAATTTCCCTCTTTGCTGCTCGATGCCGGTGTCTTTAGTTTTGCTGGCGTGGAAGTTTTTCGTTTACGGCGGACGCTGGTCTTTTGTGGTTTACCGTAATTAAGATCCAGCCAGTAAGCGGTAACGCCGGTGTAGGCGTCGCGGTCAGCGACCCGAAAACTGTGCTTGTCACCACTGGCGCGGGTGATGGTGATGGCCGGTAACAGCTTGCCGCTTTGTGATACCGCGCGCCCTGGGTGCATGAATAACAGCATGCCGTTTTTAATGGTGGTAATTGCGCCTAGCTTCTCCGCCATGCGGGTTAAAAAACTGATATCTGATTCGCTGGTCTGGTCTGCGTGGTCAATTTCTATCTTGCCTAAATCCTCACTGACGCCCGCTTTCAGGTCATAACGCGATGCAATGCTGGCGACCACTTTGCCGACGGTAATATCGTGCCAACTGTATTCACGTTTCACATTGAAGGTATCGCGAAAATCAGCACTGCGGGCAGTCACAATCAGCTGATCCGGCGGGCCGGTATGACTGATCTCATCCACGGTAAAGCGGCCTTTGTTGACCAGGGGTTCGCCTTTCCAGCCCAGTGCAATATCAATCTGCGCCCCACGTTTAGGCAAGGCGACTTTCTGGTCAGCGTCATCAATGACCAGTTCCAGCATATCGGCTTCAAATCCACGGTTATCGGTCAGCGTTAAGCTGATCAACCGGTCGTTAACCGTGGTCTGAGTTTTGCCGCCTATTTTGATATCAAAGGCGGGTCGCGGGGTGAGGTCGTCCGAGAATAGTTGCATAGCGCTATTTTTACGGGGAAACGGGATACGGACAAACAGCTGTTTACTGTGTCAGCCCTGATACAACAGGCAAGCGGTGATTTACGCGCGAGGTTGGTTAATGATTTCGGCAAGGATTAATCCTTTTCGGAGCGTACCCCCATGGCAACAAATTATCACCACGGTGTGAGCAGTGAGGAAACCACTGACACATCGACCATCATTAACGATATCGACTCCGCCGTTATTGGCGTGGTCTGTACGGCGGACGACGCTGACGCCGTGACCTTTCCGCTAAATACGCCAGTATTACTGACGCGGGTAAAAAACTTCCTCGGCAAAGCAGGGAAAACCGGCACATTGCGCCAAACCCTGAAAGCCATTTCTGATCAGGCTAGCCCGCAAACGGTGGTCATTCGCGTGGCGGAAGGCGGCACAGAAGAGGGAGAAAAAAGCACGGAAGCCAATGTGATTGGCGGTGTGGATGAAAACGGACTTTATACCGGTCTTTATGCCTTGCTGGTTGCGGAAATGCGCGTCGGCGTGAAACCGCGCATTATCGGTGCGCCGGGGTTAGATACACTGGCGGTGGCTAACCAGATGGCAATTTTTGCGCGTGAACTGCGGGCCTTTGCCTATATCAGCGCCAATGGCTGCAAAACCATTGCGGAAGCCAAAGTTTATCGTAAGAACTTTATTCAGCGGGAAGTGATGGTGATCTATCCCGACTGGTTGGCTTATGACAGCGAGGCCGAAAGTAATGTTGTGGTGCCCGCACCGGCTTATGCGTTGGGGTTGCGCGCCAAGATTGATGCGGATATTGGCTGGCATAAAACGCTGTCCAATGTGGCGGTGGATGGCGTACTGGGAACATCGGTTGATATCTATTTTTCCTTGCAAGGTAAAGACACCGATGCCGACGAGCTGAACAGCAACCACATCACCACGCTGATCAAGCAAAAAGGCTTTCGCTTCTGGGGTTCCCGCACCTGTGAGGAAGAGGTCTTTATTTTCGAGAGCTACACCCGCACCGCACAAATCCTGCTAGATACCATTGCGGAAGCCCATTTCTATTACATCGATAAGCCGTTAACGCCGTCACTGGCGAAAGATGTTATCGACGGTATCAATCGCAAATTGTCGTCCTACGTCACCGCCGGTCGGCTGTTGGGGGCGCGGTGCTGGTATGACACGGACAGCAATACCACCGACACGCTGAAGCTGGGCAAATTGACCATTCGCTACAACTACACCCCCGTGCCGCCGTTGGAAAATCTGGGGTTAATTCAGGAATTCACCGACGAATATTTCGCGAGTTTTGCGAATGCCGTCAATAGCTAAGGGTTATCACTATGGCATTGCCAAGAAAACTTAAGTATTTCAACGTCTATGTCAATGGCGACAGCTTTCTGGGGCAGGCCTCAGAACTGACGCCGCCGAAGCTGACTATCAAGACGGAAGATTATCAGGGCGCAGGGATGCCCGGCTCGGTCGCGGTGGATCTCGGCTTTGAGGCGGGGGCGCTGGATATGGAATTAACCCTCGGCGGGCTGGCCCCTGAATTACTGAAACTGTGGGGCACGCCGACCGCTGACGGGGTGCAGTTCCGTTTTGCTGGCTCTTATCAGGCAGAGGACACCGGCGACGCTATTCCGCTGGAAATCCAGACGCGTGGCCGTTACACCGAAAACGATCCCGGCAGTGCGAAACAGGGTGATGATACCAGCCATAAATACACCCTGAAAAATACCTACTGCAAGATCACGGCCAACAACGAAGAACTTTTCGAGTTGGATGTCCTGAACATGATCTACCGCGTGAACGGTGTGGATATGCTGGAAAAACACCGCGCTAACATTGGCCTTTAATCTGGGGATTTATTTATGTCGAATACTGTTGTTTTACAAACACCCATCAAGCGCGGCAAGACGGTAATCAAAGAGGTCTCGCTGACTGGCGCAATGAAGCAAGCCGGTTCCCTGCGTGGCTTGAAGCTATTCAGCGTTATGACCAGTGATGTGGATTCATTGATTAAATTGTTGCCGCGCGTGACCTCTCCGGCGTTGACTGAGATTGAACTGATCACGATGGATACCTGGGACTTTGCCCAGTTGTCGCAGGAAGTGGCTGCTTTTTTACAACCATCCTTGGAGGGGGAACAGACGCCAGCGGAAACATCAGCTGTGAATTTGGATTTAGCCAAATAGAAGATGTGATCGCCGATATCGCTTTTGTTTTTCACTGGTCATTGTCCGATCTCTGGGCAATGACCGTGCCCGACCTTTTAGCCTGGCGTGAGCGCGCTGCGGTACGCTGGGGAACCACGGAAGAATAAGTCATGACTGACCGCAACCTATCGATAAAAGTGGCTTTAGGGGCGGTCAATAACCTGACTCAACCTTTTAATGCCGCCCAGAAAAGCACCGCCGCTCTAGGGCGGCAAATCAAAGCCACGCGCGACAATCTGCGCGATTTACCCAAGCAAGCCGCCAGCTTCGACAAACTGGCCGAATCCAGCAATAAAGCCGCCGCCCGTATTGAGAAATTGCGCCGGGCCTCTGATGCGGTTAAATCCCTCGACAATCCAACCCAGAAGCAGGTCGCCGCCGTACAAAAGTGGGATAGTCGTCTGGGTAAGTTACAGGAAAAACAAACCGTTGAAGTGCGGCGATTAGCCGAACTGCGGGCCAGTCTTTACCAGCATGGCGTATCGGTTGCCAGTAACAGCACTGCCACCGAGCAAATCACCCAGCGCACCGCCCAATATAACCGGCAGTTGCAACTGCAAGAACAACGGTTAAAACGGGTGGCGGCTGCAAGGGCCAGTTACGATCGCGGGCAGGAGCTGCGCGGTAAGTTGCAATCCGGCGGAATGACGGCACTTGCCACCGGTGCTGTGATGGCGGCCCCAGTGGCGCTGGCGCTAAAGAGTTACACCGGCATGGAAGATGCCATGAAAGGGGTAGCGAAACAGGTTAATGGCCTGCGCGATGATAACGGCCAGCGCACCGCGCAATTCTATGAAATGCAAAACGCCATTAAAGACGCAGCCGAGCAAGCCCCTTTGCCGGGCGGTGCAGCGGATTTTGCCGCCCTGGTAGAAGGTGGCGCACGCATGGGCGTGGCAACCGACGGGGCTGACTGGGCGCAACAGAAAAAAGAACTGTTGGATTTTGCCAATGTTTCCGCCAAGGCATCCAAAGCTTTTGAACTGCCCGCCGGTGAATTGGCAGAAAGCCTCGGTAAAATCTCAGGGCTGTACAAGATCCCGACCAAAGATATTGAGCAGTTGGGTGATGCCCTGAACTATCTGGATGATAACGCCCAGTCAAAAGGCGCGGATATCATTGATGTGCTGCAACGCATGGGCGGCGTGGCTGACCGGCTCAACTACAAGCAGGCGGCCGCGCTGGGTTCCACATTCCTGTCATTGGGCGCACAGTCTGAAATTGCCGCCAGTGCCGCTAATGCCATGGTGCGCGAACTGTCGATTGCCACCATGCAAAGCGACAAATTTCTCGCCGGGCTGGATGCGCTGGGCATGGATGAAAGCAAGATTGAAAAGGCGATGTCTGTTGATGCCATGGGCACCATTCGCGAAGTGTTGGGCGCGGTTAAAAAACTGCCCGACGTTGATCGGCTGCGGGTTCTCACTCAGCTATTTGGCAAAGATTTCGGTAAAGATGCCGCCAAGCTGGTGAACAACATTGATGAACTGGACAGGCAGCTAGCCCTGACCAGTTCGGCAGGCTCCAAAGGTTCGATGCAAAAAGAGTCTGATATTGATAAAGACTCGATTTCGGCGCAATTGCAGTTGTTGAAATCCGGCGGCGGTAACGCGCTCAGTTCGATGGGGGAAACCCTGCGCGCGCCGATGTTGGAAGTCGTCGAGACTTTAAAAAATATGATTGGTGGCGTGCGTCGCTGGGTGGAAGCCAACCCCAAACTGGCAGGCACCATCATGAAAGTGGTGGCGACATTGTCGATTGCCACTATCACGCTGGGCGGGTTGGCGCTGGCGGCGGCGGCCTTATTGGGGCCGATGCTGGCGCTACGGCTGGGATTCTCACTACTGGCCGGTAACGGCGGTTTAGGTTTATTGCTGCCAAAATTTAGCTGGCTAACCGGCGGGATCAGTCGATTGGTGCCCAACTTATTACGGGTGTCTCCGGCGCTGTTGTCCTGGCGTACCAGTGCCAGCGTAGCCGGTTCTGCGCTGGGCGGCTTGCGGTCGAAAATGGCGCTACTGGGTTCTAATGCCCAGATGGCACTGTCCAATGCCTCTGGCCGTGCCGGTGCGGCAATGTCCGCTGCGTTTAGTCAGCCGGGTGTGATGCTGGCACGGCTCGGCAATATGCTGAAATGGGTGGCGACCTCACCGCTGCGCCTGTTGGGCAGCATTGGCGGCACGGTATTTGGTGCGCTGGGGTCAGCGGTAGGTCTGGTATTAAGCCCAGTCGGATTATTGGTGGCGGCGGTCATTGGCGCGGGCGTGTTGATTTACAAATACTGGCAACCGATACAGGCGTTTTTCAGTGGGTTCTTTACCGGATTGGTGGAGGGATTGCAGCCGGTGAAAGCGGCCTTTGCGCCGCTGGCCCCGATATTTGACGCCATCGGCAGTGCGATTGGTCGCGTGTGGAACTGGTTTACTCAGTTACTTTCGCCGGTCGAATCGTCGAAAGCCTCACTGGAGGCGGCCACCAATGCCGGTAAAACCTTTGGCGAGGTGGTTGGCGCAGTGATCAGCGGTTTATTCTGGCCGGTTGAACAACTGGCTAAGGGGTTAGGCTGGTTACTGGAAAAATTGGGCGCTATCCCGAAAGCAGCGGACGCGGCCAGCGGTGCGGTGGCGGCAATGAATGGGCCAAAAGCGCCGGTGATGTATGAATGGGATCCGGTACTGAAAAAAATGGTGGAAGCAAAATCCGCCTGGTCGTGGAGTCCTGACAAGCCAGTCGCGGGTAACAGTAGCGCCATGGCAAACGCGGCAGCCTCACCGATAGCCAGCGCCCCTACGACGGCCCCGTCGATTTATGGTGCCGTTGACCGCAGCAAAAAGAAAAAAGGCAGCAAGGATAGCCTCGGCAGCGGTTCGCCAGTGACGACAGCGGCGGATAACGCGCGGGATAACGCGCGGGATAAACTGGGCGATATCGTGTTTAAGAATGTGCCGGATTATCTGCCGTTAGCCTCGCCATATTTATCCGCACCGGCGAAAGCAGCGGCACAGCCTGGCCTGTTGGCAAGAATGCAACAGAGCGCCAGCGATATACTGGCCCGCACGCGAGATATGATCGCACCGGGTAATGATTTTGACGCGTTATCACTGGCCGGTGATATTCCACAGCTGGCGAGAAAGCCGCTTAGCGCACAACGAAGCGGTGGCCCGATTTCCTATGCAGGGGATCGCTACGACATCACGATCAAACTGGAAGGCCAGCAGGCGGCCAACATAGACGAAAATAAACTGGTTAATATGCTGTATGACAAAATCGCCACACTACAGCGCCAGAAAGAATCCCGCCGCCGTTCCACGCTGACAGACAGGGAGTAGTAATTATGATGATGGTTTTCGGATTGTTTGTGTTTGAACTGCGCACTGCGCCTTATCAGAATCTGGGGCAAGAAAGCACCTTCAGGCATGTGAATAACAGTCGGGTAGGGAAGTCGCCACGCTATCAATATATCGGCCCCGGTGAAGATAAAATCACTTTGGGCGGCACGCTGTACCCGGAAGTGACCGGCGGCGATGTGTCGCTGGCCGCACTGCGCACCATGGCTTACACCGGTAAAGCCTACCCACTGATAGAAGGCACCGGCGGGATTTATGGCATGTTTGTGATCACCGGCATCAGTGAAACCCGTACCGAGTTTTTCAAGGATGGCAAGGCGAGGAAAATAGAGTTCTCACTCAGTCTGGAAAAGGTCAGTGAAGATTTGCGCGAAATGCTGGCCGATGTGGATCTGGGGTTGGTTTTTTTGTAATACTACGGAGCACAGCCAGCTTTATCTGTGCTGCAGTAAAAAGAAGCCCGCCATTTATGCGGGCTTTTTCGTTATGCCTGATCTGTTGGTTGCGGTAGGCCATGGCGGGAGAATTCGGGGATAGCATTGTAAAACTCGGCCCACAATGGATCGTTTAATTCAACTTCACCTAAAAAGTCATGAGTTTCTGTGTCTTGTGGCCCTGCAAAATAACTGACTATTTTTGTTTTGCTCTTATCTGAAAACTGAACGTTAATCATGATATATCCTCAGAATGTATAACCAACCACATCAATCGTTACCGAACCACCTGCAACACTTGATCCCCATTCATAATAAGTGGTTCCGGGGGTGTAAATACTTGCAGATAAAGTAGCCACCTGGTTTGTTGAAGTTCCATTCGCCGCACAGCGGCCCAATCTACCTGGGGTGGCATACAAAGATGACACTAGATTACCGCTGGCTCCACCTGAGGCGATCGAGAAAATCACGGCAAGTGATTTTGCATTGAGTGGTACAACACTGACTATGGATAGCGAGGTTACTGTAGATGTTGAGGTTGTTGTTGAAAGAATAGTGAGTTGTTGCGCAGAAATTGCACGGTCAATCTGAAATCCGACTACAAACTGACTGCTTGAGGTTCTCCATACGCTAACCAATGCTGAAGCTGTATAACCTGAAGGCATATTGGCTCCACCATACACTTCTGGCTGAACTGCTGATGTGGCATTTACAGCAAGAAGTGCTGACGATAGGGTTGTCGGGTTGTAAATAGCATATATCGCCACAAACCCCGCTGCTGGTACTGTGCCAGTGTCCATCCCGTTAGCGCCGGTGGTAGCAAGGTTAATTGTCTTGCTGAAGCCGCTCAGTTTGTACTGACGACCGCCTAACGCCGCTTGAACAATCAACTCATCAGCAGTAAATGTTGCCGTTGCGGATGCGGCTGTGACGCTCATCTTTGCATTGCGTAAAGTTCCTATAACTCCAGTTAATTGCGGTAAATGTGCCACGTCGCTCAAACCCAAGTTTGCGAGAAAGGTCGCTACATTTGGAATGTCACTGCCATTTTTGGCCTTATCCATTTTTCCGGCCAATGCATTGGTCATCGTGGTCGCAAAATTTGGATCATTGCCCAGCGCGTCAGCCAACTCTTTCAGCGTATCGAGCGCCGCCGGTGAGGATGCGACCAATGCAGCAATGGCTGCCTGCACAAAAGCTGTATTGGCTAGCTGTTGGGTATTATTTCCCGCCGCCGGAGTTGGCGTTGTCGGTATGCCTGTCAGTGCCGGACTGGCAAGCGGCGCATAATCAGCGGCGACCGATTTTACATGTGCGGTGGTCGCCAGTTGTGTACTGTTATCGGTTTTTGACGCGGTGGGGGCAGTGGGTTTGCCCGTCAATGCGGGGCTGGCTTTCGGCGCGTATTGTGAATGCGGATCAGCCGCAGCCAAATGCGCAGTCATCAATCCATCGGCATAGGCTTTGACCTCAATCACTTTATCGTCTACGTATTTGCGCGTTGCCAGCACCACAGACGGATCGATTTTTAATGTGACCGCCTCAGTGCTACTGACAATCAGCACCATGCGCACGGTTTGCGTGCGGCCACTGCCTTCCTGCAACTGAGGCTTATAGGTTTCGGGGCAGTTGGCAATGGCAATTAAGACACCGTCTTTGTCAAACAACCCAATCTCACGTATCCACCAACCGCCATCTGTTTCCGGAATAACCTGTTCCGCGATAATCTGGCTACTGTTGGCCGCATCAATACTTAATGAATTCAACGCAGCGCGGCGTTTTTCACCGATAAGCTGTATTTGTGCCGGATTGGGGATCGGCAATGCGCCACCACCATCCCCGACGGCCATATGAGTGATTTGTAGTTGTGTACCAAGGGCCGTTACGTTCGCCAGCTTGGCCGCCCCCAGATTGGTCAGTACAGCAAAAAATTTTGTGGTCATGGGTTCACGCTCACGCTGTCAATAAGATGAAGTGTGCCGCCAGTGTAGTGCTGGCCGGTCACGGTAATGGTTTCAGGTAAATACGGGTAAATGGTCAGCTCGTCGCCGTCATAACTGGCGGCGTTGATAGGGACGGTTCCGGTAACATCCAGATTAATCGACAAGCCGATCAAGTGGCGACTGCGCGGCTTGGCATCATCAATCAAACGCTCCAGCTCAAAATACATCTCATCGGTAATGCCCGTTTCCAACACGCCGACATCAAGGCGGAACGTGCCGGGCGTTTCGTCCGTTTTCCACCATTCAATCACCCGAATAAGATAACCAAGCGGCTCAACCACGCGCCGCAATGCGCCGATGGTGCCTTTGCGTTTGTGTACGTAAGCCGAGGATTTCACCACTGCGCGCTTGGTGGCTTCCGGCCAGCTTTCATCCCAGCGATCCACTGACCAAGCCCACGCGAGATAGGGCAGCAATGGCAGCGGACACAGGTCGGCATTCCATAACAAACGAAGGGGGACGGGCACATCACCCAGACGGGCACAGGCTTGTGCGGCAGCGATTTCCAGTGGCGACGATCCGGCCGGTAGTAGGCGGTTATTCATCGGTTCCCCCGACCGTCAGTACGGCACTAATGCAGTAGGCGGCCTGCGTTTTGTCGAGTACCACATCAGCCGCCGGTGCGTTCAATTCGACACGCTGCACCCCTTCAACATGCAGCGCGGCATAAATGGCTGATGTGCGGATATCGCGGCCAAGGCGACGCTGGGTATTGATATACGTCTCTAATTTCACCTGCGCGGCGGCACGTACCGGTTCGGCTTCTGGCCCCGGATAGATATAAAGCACCGCGTCAATCTGGTAATCGACAATTACCGCTGATTGGACGGTGACGCGGTCAGCCACCGGCCGCACGTCCTCGTCATTGAGGGCGGCGCGAACAACGTCGAGCAGTTCCGGCGACGCTTCGCCATTTCCGGCCCGCGCCAGCACGGTGACAGTGACACAGGCTGGTGACGGACTCAGGGCCGAGGCATCAGCAACCCGTCCGTCAGCGCTGCGGGCGTGGGCTTCATAGGCTCCGGTCGGCCCTGCGACGCTTAGGGCTTCAAAGGCTTGCGGAATGCGCAGACGAAAATCCGTGTCAGATTCCATCACCGCCGCCACCGGCGGAATGACCTCATTGTTGGCTGGAGTAATGATCAAGCGGCTGACGTTATTGTTGGCCCCCAGTTGGTCTAAATCGCTGCCGTTGGCATAGGCCACCATCACCGCCTGTGCGGCCTCATTAACCCGCTGGCGTAATACCAGTTCGCGATAGGTGCTTTCCTGCAATAACTTGGTGATGGGTTCTGATTCAAGAGTCAGCGTTTGCATGACGGCGTCCTGTTCCGCCAAGGGATATAAGGCGATAAAGGCCGCTTTTCGTTCAGTCAGCAGGGTTTCATAATCCAGCGATTCAACCACCAAAGGGGCGGGCAACTGGGACAAATCAATCACATTCATGCATCACCCCCGATCGGGATCGCCAGATTAAAGGTGTCAGCCAAATCGGTACGCTGGCCGTGAAGTTCCAGCGTCATTTTTCCCGCCTGCGGCTGTGCCAAGATCACGCGGGTGAGCACGATACGCGGCTCCCATCGCATAATGGCGCTGTAGGCCGCTGACATAGCTTTGAGTCGCAACAGCGGGTTTTGTGGGTCGTCAATCAGGTCAGACAGCAATGATCCATAGCCGCGCCGCATGCATCGGGTCGTCACTGGCGTGCTGACAATGTCGGTGATCGACTGGGTAATATGTTCCATGTCGGTAATCCGCCGTCCAGTCTGGGCGTTCATGCCTAAATACATCATTTATTTGGCCCGTCAGTATTACTGCCGCCGCGTTGCACGCCGCCGTGGTCATGGCTATCAATGACCACGCCATTGGATGAGAACGTGCCGCCGGTGTGTTGAATGTCGCCGGACATCTCGCCGCCATTAGTCACATTCAATGTGGCCGTTTGCAGATGATTGGTGCATTCCACGATGGGGGTATCCAGTGTGATTTTGACCGAGGCGGTACAAGTGATTTCTGGCGCGGTGGCTTGGATGGATTCGCCCGCGTCAAGGGTGGCCGTTTTGATGCCGGTGGCTTTCAGTGCGCCGGTGTCGGCGTTGTACTCAATGACCGCGCCGTCGGGGTAGGTGGCGTGCTGAGTGTTGGCGGCGTTCGTCGGTGTGGGCGCGCTTTTCTGATACAAGGAAGCAATAATCACACCGGCGGACAGTTCACCGCCAGCGGCCAGAATAATGACCTGTTCCCCTTCGGTCGGCGGCCACCATGTGCGGGCATTTCCGGCGCGGCGGACAGACCACGGTAACCAATCCGTCAGCAATTCACCGCAGCGCACGCGGGCCTTGGGCGGATCAAGGGCTAAATTCACCTGTTCCACGATACCGAAACGGATCAGATTCATTATCAGGCGATAGATTTCGGCGTTGGTCATGGCGGTCAATACTCGTTATTCAGCGTAACGGTATTGTTTACGCGCGCGGGCAGAGGCACAACGCGCGGTAGTTGTAGGGGGACTGTGACAACTTTTTTATGGCTGGGCGATAAAATCAAATACCTGATTGAGAACGTTATCGCTGTCTTTGGCGGTGATGCCGAGCAATTGCCGTGCGGGGTAGTCCGCTTTCACATAAGGGTTCACCTGATCAGTGCCGCCGTATTGGTGTACCTGGGCAATTTTAGCCGCGACACCGGTATAACCGACACCGGCAGAATCAGGCAGTGCCTGAAGGCGCAAAAATGTGGCATTGCGTAAACGGCGAAACATCGGCTGTTTTTTACTGGTGCGTTTAGTGGTGGCCTCCGCCTCGACTGATAAAAAACGGTCAATATCGACACGGTTAAAGGTGCGGATCGCGTTACGGTCATTATCCCAGCCGGTTATCTGGCGTTTATTACCTGACCAGTTTTTCAGGTCGCGCACCGAGCCTTGATAGATAAACCGCAGGCGTTTTTGCACGGTTTTAATGCTGTCTTTGCGTTTGGTGTACGGGGAACCATCCGCGTTTAATTGCTGACGAATACGTTGTTGCTGACCACGGCGCAAGGTGATGGAAATGTCCCGGCTTAATTTATGCCGCGCGCCTGATTTCCCGCGATTAACCAGACGTTGTAAATACTGTTCCAGTTCCTGAAATTCGTTATCCATAGCGCCTCTTTTCGTCTGTGGCCAACACAGACATTTTTGTCTGTGCTCGATATCAGCCCGCCCAAGGTGTGTTGGCGGCGGCCCGCTCCCAATCAGCCAGCATATCGCCGCGCGGATCGGCGGGTTCGTCAAGGTGGGTTAACTCTAATCGGTCATTCACATCCGATACCTTAACCGCTTCGGTCAGCTCGATGTGCAGCACAATATCGGCGGTGGTGTTATTGAGAATATCCGCCTCAAAGGTAAAGCCGGTTTTGCGCCGGTCGGGATTAAAGATCAAATCCGGTTGATGGCGGTGTATCCACAGCATGGCGGGCAATGTGACTGTGTCCATGCTGTGGGGATAATCCATCACGATAACGTGCGCAGTGTAGCGATATTCAAATGACAGCGACTTTTGCCCAGTGGCGACGACCGTCCCTTTATCCAGCCAGATAGCCAGTTTTTCAGGGTTATCTCGCAGATAAGGCACCGCCTGACTCAGTGCAGCGCGCAGCAGGTTAGGTTTTAGCATCGGGCATTCCTTGCTGGCAGGTCAGCACGGTATCAACCTGCGCCGCGCAGGCGTGTAAAGCCGCTTCCAACTGGTCGATATCGTCGTTTAAATCGCCGTTAGTTTGTGGGTTGGCCGCCGGAAACAGGCACGCTGTGACCTTCGGACAGCCATTGACGGTAATCTGCGGCCCCAGTGAGGGCGGGGCGCTGACGCAGCCGGATAATATCATCAGGTAGGGGAGTATCAGCCCAACGGCGTAACGTTTCATTTTCACGGTATAACCTCTTAAGCTGGCTGTTGCGTTGCGCCAGCAGCTGATCCGCACTGGCAACCTGTTGGCGCAATCGCGCCTGTGCTTGGTTGTTGGCATTGGCGGTCAGTGCCAGAGTGATAAGTTGCCCGTTCTTACTGGCTACTTCGGCCGCTTGCCGGTCAACCACCACTTGCTGGGCATCAGCCAGCCGGTAAGTTTGTACGCCACCGGCGACCAGCAAGACGGCGGCAACCGCCCACGCCAGTGGCGCTGTATTGATAATTGACATGGGTTAGCCCGGATATTGACGGGCGGGCAATTGGAAATGCGGGCCGTCTTTAAAGGTTGTCCAGTTACCGCCCCATTCCACAGCGATCCCCAACTCAGTGGCGGCCTGTTTCATGGCATCGGCCATGGGGTAAAAATACTTCCATTCCCAACTGACTTTCCCGTCGGGCAGCGGCACGATATCGACGGCATGACCGGTTAAATGGCGGCTGTTCATGGTCTGGCTGGCACCGTCCTTAACCAGTTGGCGTTGGCGTTCTAGCGTGCGAACACCTTCGATCACTTTAAAATCCAACGGTGTCAGTTCCAGCGCGCGACGTACCACCTTGACCAGATCAGGATGCACGCCGATCAGATTGCTCTCACTGGCCTTACCGAAAATGAATTTATTGTTTGGCATCAGTGGTTCCCGCCTTTTTGTTGATGACTTTGAATACCAGTTCACGAATGGCTTGTAAGCCAATCAGCCCGATTAGGCAGCTAATAAAGATTTCTACTTTTCCGGCGGCGACCTCGGTTAATGCGCCATTCAGCCAAGGAATGGCGTCAATCAAGTGAATGAGCATAGGGGAAATCACCGGCCCAATATTGACGCCGACCAGCCCACACACCACACCCTCGCCAATCCCTTCGCGCAATTTACCGCCGCCCCAGACCACGCGGCGAAATGCCACAATAAAGCCGACCAGAAAGCCGTTAATTACCGTGGAATGGGCAGAATAAAAGGCCAATATTGCACCTACCCAACTTGGATCTTTTTCTGGCATTTTCATGTCCATTACCCCCTTTGGGGAGTCGTAGCTGTGGCGATTAGTCCCACAGCTGAATAATATTCTGTTGCGCCGGTGCGGTGGTGTTGGGCAATTCCAGCCAGTAGCCGGTTGGCAATATCGGCCCCAGCTCAGCCAATCCCGGATTGGCCTGATAAACCGCTTCGGTAACACCCTCGGTGCGGCCGTAATGACGCCAGCACAGGGCGTCAACGGTGTCATACTGTTGAGCCTGAACACGCATTTACACCAACTCGGCAATGCCGCGCTCACGGCCTTGCACATCACTGATGGCCCAGCGGGCATCACGCCACAGGCCGGTGATTTGCGGATCAAGGGCGTCGGCCCGTTTATTACCCTCGCCGGTGGTGTCCATATCACGATAATGTTCGGTCAAATTGGCCTTGGTATGGCAGTAGACCGCACGGCGGTAGCGCTGTACTCGCATAGATTCGCCTGCGACTTTTTCAGACTCCACGTATTCCAGCTTCATCGCGCCAGCGGCTTCCTGTTCGGCGCGCCATTCGCGTAACTGGCCGTTGGTGTTACTGATAGCCTCGATCACCGCTTCTTTCAGGCGTTCGGCGGTAACATTGCCGTCCAGACGCATCACTTTGCGTAAATCACCTAGTGAGATCTCCGGCCAAAACGGCGCGCTGGCGATCGTCACGTCCGGCCCTTCAGGTGGGCTTGCCGGATGTACCGGCTCTTTGGCGAGAAAACTCATAGCATCACCGTTAATAAAATGGGCGGTGGACGCGGTTATTAGGGGTAAGCCTTATTCCCGCGTGCCGCCCGACGTGCGGGGCACGATTCAGTGGGTACGTTTGGCGCGTACCGTGTTTGTTTTGGCTTTGGCCGCCGGTTTTTTGGCAGCAGTAGCAGATTTGGTTTTGCTGGCTGTTTTCGCCGGTGTGATGGCGGGGACTTCTGCAGTCACGGCTGGTGTATCGGGTAAAGTAGCGACGGTGTCGGCACGGGTAGCCGTGATAATGTCGGCAGTCGCTGCCTGTTTGGTATCGCCACTGCCACTGCCTTCCGCACTGGCCGCCATCAGCGCGGCTTTTTTGAGACTCCGCTCTAGCACTTCAATATCTTTTTTCACACCGGCATCTTTGTGCGCGGCTAAGGCCCGTTGCAACCAGATAAGGGCGGACGCCTGGTCGGCCTGATTAGTGCTTTGGCGCAGGGTGTAGCCGATGGCCTTAAGCAGCTTGGCGCGGGCTTCGTCGGGCATATCTTTATCCGCCGTCAGCTCGTGCAGGCGCAGCAAAATATCAATCTCAATCGCCGGAGTATTGGTGGAAGCAATTTTGAAATTCAGCAACGCGGCTTCAGACAGTTGATCGACAACGAAACAAGCGGCTGTGCGCTGGTATTTGTCCGCCATTGGCAGGTTATGGCCGATGACATATTCCGCTAGGCGCAATGCATCACGGTATAAACCGGCATCCACTGACCACACCATGCAGGTGGTGATAATCTCGTCACTCTGGCCGGTGTTAGCACTCAGTGCGCCCTCGATCCAGCCGTCATAGGCAGGCAGCATTTCCCGCTTCATGTCTGCGCGGGTGGTATGGGATTGGAATTGCGACAAGCGGCGCTGATCAATACGCAACCGGTGAAGCTGTTGTTCGTAGGCGGAGCCTTGCACCACATCGTCCTTGGTGCCGCGTCGTTCGGCCATCACTTTGTCGTAATGGCGTTGTGCTGGAGTTAACATCATGCCCCCTAGGCGTAATGGGGCGGCAGAGCCGCCCGTCAGTGACTGGCGACCGTTAAACCGGCTCACCGGCTTTGATGCCTTCAATCAGGCAACCGAAACCGTAATCCTCCACACAATAAGCCTCGTTATCTGACTCATAGGTGGTGACGCGGTTAAGCTCCGGTTCTTCCTTGATGGTCCGGCGGTGCGTTCCTTCCTGCACGTAAATAGCCAGGTTTTCGAACGTGGTGATCATCATGGCATCAGCAGGGAAGGACGGCGCGCGGTAGGTCTGCATTCCGCCGATTTGCTTCTGGGATACCAACATCTTACCGGCCAGCGCTTCCGTATTCGGATTGCTGCCGCTGACGGTGTTCAGCACAGGGAAATACTTGTCTGCCAGCAGTTTGCGGCCACAGATAACAATCAGGCCGGTGTCGTCCTGATACCACGGATCGATCAGGCTGTTGACGGCGTCAAAGGCCAGCGCATCAAGATTGCCATACTGCCCCCTAGTGATAAGTTTGTTGTCCTCATCGCGGGTGGATATGCTTGTTTCATCCCTTTCCCCTTAAAGCTAATGACGCGCTTTGCGTTCTACTGCTTTCTTGATGTTGGTACGGCGGCGGTGATCGCAGATCACAGCGCGGGCAGACAAAGCAGCAATCCAGACCAGAAAAATCAGCACAACCAATGCGCCGGTGGTCAATTCAATTAGTTGCCCTAGCATGTCGGCACCTCTTCATTAAATGGCGGTGGAAGACGGCCGGTTTCGCGAAATTGCTGTGTTGCGGTATTTAGTTGGTGGAAAGTGGCTAATTCGTTCTCACGTAACTGCCACGCTATGGCGGTAATCATGCTCAAGCCTGCCAAGGTGTTACTGGTTATGGCTTTTTTTTCACGGCGGTTAAGGTCTGATCTGTATGCAAACAAGCCATTTTTTTCTACTGATCGGCCGAAGGACTCGGCCATATCAGCCCTGTGGGTTTGCAATATGGCGTTAGCTATCTGTAGGCAGGGTGATTTCATGACAGCGTCCTCATCTCATGCAACCGGTCGATGTAATCCGTCGCCTGCGCCTGTGCGTCAAATTTGCCATAGGACTGATCGCCTTGGCTGACGTGATAGCGAGTCACAGGGATTATCTTGTTGCGCTTCAATCGGGTAATGGAAAAACCACGATAAACGCTGGTGTGTTCGCTGACCTTAACCACGGCAAATATGGGGTTAAATGTTTCTTCAAACAGGCGTTTGGTGGCTGATATCGCAAGGTTCATCATATTGATGCGCCCTTATTGATGCCTTTCTTGCTTGCCCTTTCAGAACTGCGGCGATACGTAGCCTTATCACGCATCAGGCGATCAATGTGGTAGCGCTCATCTGAGGTGATAATTGCGCGGCAATGGCGCAAAGCATCTAAATATTCTTGCATCATGATGAAGCGTTTGGGGCGCTTCGAACCTGGCATGCCCTCGCGGTGTACTGGAATTTGCGCTCTATCCATGAGGTGCAGAACCGACTTAAAAGTCCGGCCGGTGAGATACGCGAATTCTTCCGCACTAACAAAAATTTGATTTGCTAGTTCGTCATTAGACATATCACGCAGCTTATGAGTTTGTTTCTCAGTCATACGGCACACGCGAATTGCTCGCCCCATATCAACTGGAAATTGCCTTACATATCGAGTGTCTATTTCGCTGATGTTTTGCATTTGTGATAAAGTCCTTAGTTGAACCCCGTTGGGGTTTATTCGGTACAGGTGCAAGATTGTCGCTACCTGATGTCAATACAATTATATAATGAGAGATCTGACATAACATGTCAATTGAACAAAGTGAAAAACTTAAGCTGATTAGGGACTCTGAGCGCCTGAGATCAAAGGAAGTAGCTGAAATGGTTGGTATTAATTACGGAACTTATAACGGCTATGAACTCGGAAAATCTAAAATGTCTCTTGATGCGGCCATAAAGTTATTTGGTCACCCTCGTTTTCATAAATATCAGGATTGGTTTATGTACGACAAAACAGATCCCGCGAAGGGGCAAATTGCCCCGGCGCTCGCGTTATATATGCCCGACGAAACAGACTTATCCCGTTAAGGGATGAAAATTGGCTAGATATTTATTACCTGTGGGCTGAATGCCTATGGGAAGAATCAATGCAGTACATCAGAGGGTTATCTTATGTCTATTAAGAAACTCGAAGATGGTCGCTATGAAGTGGATGTAAGACCGCGGGGCCGCAATGGAAAGCGTATCCGTAAAAAGTTTGATCGCAAAGCTGATGCTCACGCCTATGAGCGCGACATTATCGCTAAATACCAAACTAATGATTATTTGAGTCGACCGGCAGATAAGCGCCGCATGAGTGAGTTTGTGGAATTGTGGTGGATGTTACTAGGCCGTAATTTACCTTATGCAGCACGTAGACTAAGCACCTTAAATGGAATCTGTCGAGACATGGAAGATCCCATGCTTTACCAAATTGATTCCCGCTGCCTGATCGATTACCGAGCGTATCGCTTAGAGGAGGGGATTAAAGCATCAACCATTAATCATGATTTGTTTGCTTTGAGTGGCGTGTTCAAGTCAATGGCTGAAGTTAATGAGTACCATGGCGAAAACCCCGTTGCAACACTCGCGCCATTGAAAGAGGTACGTTCTGAAATGTCATACCTCACCGCTGAAGAGATCGTTACTTTGTTGGCGCTTGTGCAAGGCGATTACTACCGTATCGCCGTTCTATGCTTGGCGACTGGTGCAAGGTGGGGGGAGGCTTACGGGCTTAAAGCTGAAAATATTGTGCATAACCACGTGATGTTTTCGCATACCAAGAACGGTGATAAACGTGTTGTACCCATTTCACAAGAGGTCGCCAGCATTGTGAAAACGCGAGAATCAGGGCGTTTATTTAGGGTTAGCTATAGCCGTTTTCGTAAAATGATGAAAGAGGCAAAGCCTAACTTACCGGATGGTCAGGCGGCGCATGCACTACGTCATACCTTTGCAACTCACTTCATGATTAAAGGGGGAAATATCATTACGTTACAACGAATTCTAGGCCATTCTGATGTTTCTCAGACTATGACTTACGCACACTTTTCACCTGATTACCTTACAGATGCTGTAAGTTTTAATCCCCTTAATGGCGTGTCCACATTGCGACCACACATAGAAGGCGAAACGGGTAAAATTGGGGTATAA